GTGACGCCGTCAGACACCGATGTCCGTCCTCACGGCGATGAATCGGAAGAACCTCCTCCGGGCGTCCGTCGGGATCTGGTCCGCAAGGATGGTCCAGTAGACGGAGTCCCAGAGAATGAAGTCCGACGGCTCGATCGTGTACCCTGCCCGGACCGCAATCTTGATCGTGACCGCCGACACGGCCCGGCCCGCCCTTTCCCGCTCTCTCGCTGATTCGTATTCGACAAGGGCCGGGACGGCCGAAAGCCCCGTCCGGACGGTGGGCGTTTCCGTCCTTTCGCCGTGGTCGTTCGTGATCACGTTCTCGTAGACGCCGATCCGGTCCCGCATCTGACCGGGGTCGATCGTCTCTGCGTTCTTGTTCGCGTACGTCGGCATCACGGGGTGTGGATGATGTACGGCTTGCACAGATCCTCGACGATACCCGGCAGCGTGGCCTCGGACGCGCCCCCTTCGTCCCTGCGGTCGTACGCGGTCGTGAGTGCGTACTTGACCGCTAGAACGAGATCGGGCGGCACAGCCGACGCAGCGGCGCCGTAGCCGGCCGTGTAGCGGAATTCGATTTCCTCGATGTCCGTAGCCGTAAATTCCCCGTCGTCGGTGAACATGACCTTCGGGCGGTTCCCAAAGGCTTCGGCGACGTAGAACCCCGTAATGCTCGCTTCCGTGGTCGCGGTACCTTGATACCACGTCTTGACGACGGTGAGTGCAATGATGGGCGGGCGGAAGATCGGAAGCGGCAGCGTGCCCGCCTTGTGGACCACACGCCACGTCTGGGTGACGAAGGACCTTCGGCACAGGTTTTCCACCCTCCGCGTAGCGGCCGTGACCAGCGTGTCGATCAGTGTGTCGTCCGACGAATGAGCGACGGCGAGATGCGCCTTAGCCTCGGCAGTCGTCAGCACCGGCACCGTAGGGGCCGTGATCAGATCAAGCGACAGCAGCCGTGATCGGGTCGGGAGGGTGGTCAGCATCAAGGCGCAGGTTGTGCCGCCAACCGGGCGGCGTGTTCGTAGGCGTCGCCCTCCCGACGCCGGGCGATCGTGCCGTCTTCGCGCGTCTCCTGCTTGCCGTCCAGCGCGACGACGTACCATCCACGGCCCAAGGGCTCGACCGTCACCCGCGGCCCGGCCTGGTGGGATTCGGGGCCGGGGTCAGACTTCCGCGTCGGGCCAACTTCGGCCGGTATGTTCACGAATCCTCGCCTCGACTGGAACGACGGCTTCCGTTCGACTACGGTAGGCCGTTCTGACAGCCGACCGACCCGCGAAAGAAGCTCGAAGTCTTCGGCCGTTACTTCCAGTCGTTCGCCGACCGTGTGCCCCGCGAAGGGCTTTCTGACGTATGCAATCATCGGGTGCCTCCCCGTTGTTGGATGCGATACAAACGACGACGGGGCGGGCGGTTTGATGGCCACCCGCCCCGTCCTTTCGTTACGGCCTACGATCAGGTGATCGTGTTGCCGAAGTTGCCTTCGATGAACGAAGCCGGACGGAAGACCGTCAAGGTCATCCGCTTTTCAGCGCGGATCGTCGCGAGGTTCTTCTGGAAGTTATCGCTGTCTTCCGTGGAGATCGCGAGGCTTGACTGCTGGCGGTCCCAGATCGCGGCGCCAAGGCCGAAGGCCCCGACGAGGAAATCCGGGCTCGTCATGGCGGTAGTAGCCACAACGGGCAGACCCCACATCCGGGGCGTCGCGAGGTTGAACGGGCTCGCGAAGATGTACCGGTATTCGGCGTCCTTCGCAAGCTCGATCGCGGCCCAGTTGTAGGTGTGCATCACGATCGCCGTCGGCGGGAACTGCGCGACCTGACACTGAGCGATCGCCGCACGGATGATGTCGATGTCCGTGTCGCCGGAAGCGGAAACCCCAAACTCGGTGAGTAGCGACGTGTCGAACGCCGTGGCTTGGGTCATGAGTCCGTTCAGCTCCTGCCCGGTGTCGTTGCCGTAGAGCAACTGGTCCTCTTCGTACTGGTCGAGCATGAAGAGCATACGCGCGTTCACGTAGTCCGCCAAGGCATCGAGGTCGTCAAGGATCTGGACCGGCACCTGAATAAAGTGCGCCAGCGTCTTGACCGACTCCGAATCCACCGTCACGGTGAACGTCGATTCACCCTTCGCCGCGCCGAGCGCCGACTGCATTCCGGCGTTGTCCGTAAGGGAAGTCTCACTCGTGAAATAGACGGTGTTGTTCGCCGTCCGGTTCTGCGGCAACAGGTCGCGCACGCGGAGCGCACGCTGCCCGGGGCCGATGATCCCCGGCACGTACGCAGGAGCGTAGACGGTATCACCAGAAACAGAAATGTCCTTCTGGCTCGACGGGAAGCGCTTGAACTCGAACCTTGCCCTGCGCCCGAAATCGGCTGAGCCCATCTTCGCGGCCTTGACGGCTTCGGCTAAACCGGCGCCGAAGTCGACCACTTCGATCCGGCCGGGGCGGGTGCCCTGCGCCTTGTCGAACTTTGTGTTCAGTTCGTCAGCAAACGTCTTGACCTTCGCCTCGATATCGCGGACGAAGCGGGCGTTGTCCTCGGACATCTTCGCGGACTGCTCCTTCAGTTCGGCGACGCCGAGTCCGGCCGTCTCGCCTGCTTTGATGCGGCTTTCGAGCGACCCGACCTGTTCTGTGAGGTTCTTCTGCAGCTTCTCGCCGATGTCCTTTCCGATGGTGGTAATCTCGTCACGGAGTGCCTTCGCGGCTTCGGCGACGGCTTCGGGAATAGCGAGGCCGGCCGAGGCGATGCCGACCGCATGGGCGGTGAATCCGTCGTACCAGGCGATGTCCATTTGCAGGACAGCCCCGAACGACTCGGGCGTCACGAGCCCGGTGGCGATAACGATGAATGCGAGGGCCGATACAACGGCGAGCCACCCGCGGCGATACAGTTTCATGGCTTCAGCGATTTAAGGAAGAGGGAAAGTGCGTCCTGATCCGTGATCGGCTGCGCGGCCAGTGGAGTGCCAAGCGGCTCCATTGCCCGTCGGAGTGATTCAGCGGCGTTCTGCCGCGCGTCCCCCAGGAGCGCAAGCTGCGCTTCGAGGTCGCGGGCGTGGTCGTCGGTGATGCCCCGGGTGAGGCACCGGCCGACGGCCTCCATACGTTCGGTCATTTCGATCAGGGCCGCGAGCGCGTCGCCCGGAGACTTGACTTCGAGGACCGGCGTTTCCATGTTCGCGCCCCATGTGACGGCGCTGCCTTCGTAGAGGCGCAGCTCGGTCAGCACGTAGCGATCCGGCCCCCCGTCGGGGTCGGCGAGTTTCTCATGCTTCATCACGTCGAAGCCGATCGAGTGCTCGCGAATCGCACCCTCTTCGTACTCGACCAACGCATCGATGCCCGCTTGATGCGGCGCCGGGAGGATCTTCGAGACGGCGCGGAGCCCGTGGTCGTCCTCCTTCAATTCCTGGACGACCGCTATTCTATGCCGGGGGTCATGGTTCGCCAAGTGAGCGATGCGCCCCCGGCCCTTCGGCCCCCACTCGGCGACCGTCTTCTTAAACGCCCCCTTGCGGATGATCTCGCCGTACGAGTCGACGTTTCCGAACGCGGCGAAATAGACGGTGACGATGCCCTGTTTCGCGTCGACGTCTTCGACCTTCGCGCGGGCGCCGCCGGAGACGTAGCCCGTTCCAGAGGGAGACCTGCGTAGACCTGGGATGATCATGGGCATAAACGAAAAAAGGCGAGATCCGCTTTCGCGGTCCCGCCCGTCTGCCGTGCGTGGTTGGACCGGGGTCGGTCCATAGCAATACAGGGCAAAGGTACACCCGTGCCCGTCGGAATGTCAATCTTCTTCGAGCTTCGTCCGGTCGCCGATCTGGAGCTGGGTTACATAGATCTCTTTTCCGCCGCGTGTCCAGTAGACCCGGACCTCGGCCTTGCCTGCGTTTATGGCCGATTCGACGGAGTTGCAGATCATCTCCTTGGCCGAACGGCTGAGGCGTTTGGCGCGGGCCGGTTGCCCGAATGCGTTTCTATCGTTCATGCCAGTCCGGGAAGTAGTCACTGAAAAA